TTTCATTTATAGATGATGTAAATGGAATGCGCTTGAAAAGTAGAGTTATGAAAAAGCTTCTTAGTGCTAATCAGGGAGAGAGACTTGTGTCTCTCAGTAATTCGAAATTGAAAGATGCTGTTATTAAACTTTCAGCTATTGAAAATGCGAAAACACGTGTATTTCACTGCATCCCCGTGGATAAAGTAATATGCGATGCGGCATTGTTTGGAAATTTCAAAGAAGCTTATTCTCAAGCTTTCTTGAAATTGAACCACGCTATTGGAGTTAATCCTCATTCACTACAATGGAGAGCGATTTATGAACATCTGAATCGCCATCCTAATGTATTTGATATGGATTTTTCCAACTATGATAAACATCTTCATAGTGAATTAATGCATGCCGCATTTTCAATAATTAGAAAGGTTATAACAGCCAGAGCTCCCGATGACTGGGACACCGCTCGATCGATTCTTGAATTAGAATCAATTAAGACATATGTTGTCGATTATGATACAGTCTACATGACAGAAAGAGGTAACAAGAGTGGAGAATATCTGACCACCGTTATCAATTGTATTTGTAACGATATTTTGTCTTATTATACCTGGATTAAGACCACAGGTATTGACGATTTGAGCGAGTTCCGGAACAATGTTTCTGGAGTGAGTTTTGGATACGATAAGATCGAGTCTGTCTCTGATGAGTATGCAGAGAAATATAACTATTTCACTGCAAAAGAAGTTATGAGTTCCATTGGACACATCATAACGCCTGGAGCTAAAGATGGAGTAGAACGTAAATTTTGCCCCATCGATCAAGCTCAGTTTCTCAAAAGGGGGATCGTAGAGTGGGAAAACTTAACTGTCGCACCGCTCTTGCAAAGATCCATCGAATCCCCTTTTGTGTGGACACAAATTGACGTAGCGGAACACGAGATTTGGTATAATCTTACTGAGCAGACAATGTTTGAAGCACTGTTGCACGGTAAAGACTACTACGACGAATTTCGTGCGAAACTAGGGAGATGCAATGACGAGAATCTCAGAGGAGCTTTAGCTTCTTTATTAAGCGTTAACTACGAAGTAGCAAAGCGCAAGTATCTATCAAGATATTATCAAAATAATTCTCATCTATGTATTTCCGAGAAATAATTGTATTAGCTATCACTATAATCTGTTTATATGGATTATATGGTGCAGGTATTGAGTTAATTAGACGCAATCAAGAATCGATAAGATTTATCATCCAGGAAGAAGATGAGCACTCAAATAGGTGATTTGATTTTTGAATCTGGAAAAACTCTCTTTGAGATTTTAGACGCGCTTGATGTACCTCAAGTATCATCACAGTTAGATGCAGTAAATGAG